GCATCTAATGTCATATCAAGTGTACCATTCGTAGCGAATCCAAGTGTGTTTGTACCACTTAAATACATTCCATTAGTAGGTATTGTGCTTGATGTAGGAATGAATGATGCAGCAGTAACACTATTTGAGAATGTTGCTGCTCCTGTTGATTGTGTAATTAATAAGTCAGTTCTGCCAATGTTAGTATTATAAATCTCAAAATTTGCAGTACCTGCTAGAATTCCTACTCTATAATAGTTTGATGAAGTGCCAAATAATTTATAATATAGAGAATTAGATATCCTTGCATCACCATTTACATCTAAAAGAGAATTAGCAGTAAAAGCAGTTATTGTAGTTGTACCAATAAGTAACTGACCTGCTAAATAATTAGCAGCAGTTCCATCCATAAATAAATTCCAACGATTAGTACCGCTTGGAATAGAGCCTTGAAAAGCATAATTATTAGTTGCACCGATTAAAGAGGCACTTGCAAAAAATCCTCTTTGTGTAGTTACTGCTGAACCTGCTCCAAATGTAGCTTGTCTTGCATCAAAGTGATTTAAATTAGATAAAGTAAATGATGCAGCAGCAGTACCTGCATCTGTCCTATAATAAAATGCACTATTTGTTACACTTGATTGAATTACTGAATCAATTATAAATCCCCACGCAAAAGAACCGCCAGTTAATGTTTTAGAAATATATAGATTTGCAGTTGATATAGGACTAATTCCTATTCCTACATTCCCATTTACAAAGCTATTAGAACCTAAAGTAATCAAAGAACCTGTATCTGTAATATTACTATTACCTATTGTAGAAGCACCTGTAAACTTAGGTAAAGTGTTTGTTGTACCTGTACCTGTTACAGGGTTAGTTAAAACCCCTTGATATTGTGGTATGTTTAAAGTAGCACCAACTAATGTAGCTGCTCCGCTTGTACCTGTTGTAGTTAAAGTAATAGCGTTTTGCTTATTATTAAATGTTGTCCAATCAGTATTGTCTAAATAACCATCTACTAAATTTGTAGCGACAGGTATTGAAATTGTATTGCTTGTGTTAACTAAAGGAGCAGTAAATGATAATGCAGCTTGTTTAGCATTAAAAGTACTCCAATCTGTTGAACTCAACTTACCTGTATTTGTAGCCGAAGCAATAGGTAGGTTAAAAGTATGAGTATCACCAGTTGAAGCGATAGTAAAGTCAGTACCGCTTGTTCCTGTGGTTAAGAACTGTGATTGGTCTGTTAAGTTATTTAAAGAAACCATCCCCTTAGATAGGGTAGTTACTACTTGACACAAATGTCCATTCTCGGTATGTAAAGTAACTGTTCTACCATCTACGTTTACATAGATTCTAATTGCCAATCTATCCGTTAAAGCTAAAGCAGCAGTAGCGACAGGAATAGCAAAATAGTAAGGTGCTATTATAGTTCCTTGATTAATATACTCAGGAACTCCAACGCTACTACCTAATAAGGTAAAAGTTGTGCCATCGTACTTATAAAGTTCTGCATAGAAAAAAGGATTACCTGTATCGTTACTAACACTAAAATAGAACTCACAATTAAAGTTACCGCCAGGAATTGATAATACATCAGGGTCGTTAGCATCAGTTAAATAACTCGCTACATATCCTGTTGTTGAAATAGCAATATCAGTTCCAGCACCTATGATTGGTTCTTTATTTAACTCTCTATATGCAACACCTCCTATTGTACCTTGTGAAACACTTGAGTTAAGATAATAAGAAACCGAACTTCCTCCACCTGATGATGTTGGAAAGTCAGCTAACGTACCATCCCCTCGTACATATTGAGAAGCAGCACCATCCAAAGCAGTTATTACACCACTATTAGCCACTACTGGACCTTGTATGTCCCTTATCTTTGCTTCCCCTGTTACCTGTAACTGTGCACTCATTTATATATAAATTTTAACTATTATTTAGCAATTATTCTAACAAACTCATCAGCCTCTAAAGCTCTAGCAAAGGTAACAACTCCTGTCGAAGCATTAAATAATACATTATCACCTGTAGCAGTACCTGTTGTTAATATTGTTCTAACTTCCATACCACCTCTTGTAACTGACAAGCAAACTCCACCTATTGCACCTGCAAAGGTTACTGTTGTCTCACCGCCAATAGCAGTATATTGATACATTATCACATTTGAAGTTTCTATTACTACTGCACCACCAGGAGTAACTTGTGTACCTGTTATATTATACGCACCAGAGCCTTGTAGTGACACGCTATATGTTGAGGCTGCCTCTACCCCTGCACTTAAACTAAGTGAGCTTAAATTGGCTGATCCTGTAAATACTGAGTATCCTAGAGTACCACTACCATCCCCATTGTCATTATCCACTTGGAACTTAATTAAGATAGGTTGTCTTGTCAACTGAAGATTAGCTAAGAATAAATAAGAATAGTCGCTTAAAGCAACAAAGCCATCAGCATTGATAGACCATGAAGCTACGTCATTCTTAAACTCTTTAAACCAAGCAGAACTTTGAGATGTTACTTCCTTCTGATCTACTGAAACCTCAAAAGAGCAGTTTGTAGCTGCCCCAAATGGGATTGTTGTAGGTATAGTTGTAATAGCCGAAGCATCATTTGAACCTTGTGTATAGAAAGTCATTGTTTTTGTAGTAATCTGACTTGCTACCACTTGTATAACTATTCTTTCATTTGACAATAATGTTGCACCTGGAAACGCAAATGTTTGTGTGTATTGTTTAACAGCTAGTTGTGTAAAAAATATAGAGTTTGTAGTTCCTATAGATGTCAATGTTGTACCATTGTATTTGTATATATGGTAGTAGAATCTAGGTGCTGATACCAAATCATCACTTATTGAAGCAAAAGCATTAAAAGTCCAAGTACCAGCAGGTATTGATAATGTTGGTACATCTGTAATAAATCCTGCAACTATACCATCTGAGGTTTTAGTAAAGTTTGTAGCTACTCCGTTACTATCAAGTAAACCAAATTGCTTATAGCTTAAACCACTAATGGTGGTTACCGAAGTAGAACCATTAAAATAAAAGGTTGGGTTTGGGTTTGTATAGTATAGTACTATGTTTGTTCCGTTTATTACTGATGCCATTATTATAAATTTATTCTTTTATTTTACTGTATGTTATATTTTATGGTTTCTACAGAATCATTATCCTGGTTTGTTATTTCTATTAGCTGAAAAGAGGTTACCTCGTCAACTTGTGGGAGTATGCTACCTCTATTTAACAAAAACGTTTTATCATTATAAGAAAGTGGATTATTCGGTGAGTCTTGTATAGTATAAACTTTATCTAAATAGTTTAACCCTTTAGCAGTTTTAAACGATCCTAAATCCGCCTCTAGTGTACCAAAGTTTTTACTTAATAAGTTAGAATATTGTCTAGCTATAAGCATAGGCAATAACTCAAAAACATTAGTAGTATCAGGATAACGATACCAATTTTCATAAGAAATACCAGCAGAATTTACTAGATTTCCTACGTTATTATTAACTGCAAAACTATTTAAAAAGCTTCCGTAAGGTTGCTCTATCTCTCTTATTGTGGTATTTTCTGTTCCTACTTGTCTAGTTACATCTACTGACCTTATTGTTGTATAGTTTTGTGTTATAGAAACACTTCTTAAACTTATTTCTTCATATTGAGGAAACGGAGTACCACCATCTACTAAAAACCTTAATTTAACATATCCTTTAACTGATGCTCCACTTGGACTGTTTTGAGTATTTATTAAAACATTTAAGGAATAATCAGAATAATTTTCTTCATCTACTTTATTAATATCAATAAAAGTATAAGCAGTTTGCCATGCATTTGAACTATTATAATAATAAGTAATAGATGTAGCAGGATTAGTAATCATTACAATCATTTTAGCTTTTCTGCCACCAATACCAATTCTATATGAAAAATTTATATTAAAACCTGGACCATTCATATAAGGCAAATATGAATATAGTGGGAAAGAAGGAGAAACAGGTACTCCCATTTCTACTTGAGAATATGTACCTGTTCCAATAGGTTTCCGAATACTTAATGTATTAGATGATAGATCATCTTCTATTGTTAAATTTACATAAATCTGATTTGGAGTACTACTTGTAAAATAATCCCAACCATAAGGAAAAGGATAAACTGATGGTGGAGTAGTTACTATATTATAATAACCTTTAAAATTACCATTATGAACATAGTTATTTGCATAGTTAAAGTTACCTTTTACAATTACTTTAGGATAGCCTTTTCTAACTATTTTATTTTGAGAATTATTAACAAAGTGAACGTTACCTTCTTGATATGGTTCAATGCTTATATTTTTATCTATTGTTCCACTACCTGCATTACTTACTGTTGGATAAATAACATAATTAGTAAAATATCTTGTACTTAAAGCCATTTGATTAATAGCTATTATTTGCCATTTACCATCGCTTTGAAATAATCT